CGGCACTCGTAGCCCCGAGTCTCCCGGCTGACAGTTCTAGCACTTTCATCCCATTGAAAGTCTCCGTATGGCATGGCATAGGGGCATCCCCAGCACTCATGGCCGGGTGCGTAACCAGATAGGCGGTTTCCAGTGGTACTGGCATCGGTGGATTTCTTCACTCGCCGTCCGCATTTGCAGATATAGGTGGTCACACTTTCACCTCCGTGCCCTTCAGGCGGTCCAGCATCTCGGTCTGCACATCCTTGTTCATGGGCTGGATGTTGTTGCCCTTCCAGCCGTAGCAGAGGATGGGCCCGTAAAGCTGGCGGCCCCGGTACTTCCGGTTGAGCAGACTGGCGGGCTGGATGGGGCCATCGTACCGGCCCACGAACAGCACTGCCGGGGTGCGGGGCAGCACGATCATCTCGCAGGGCGTGCCCAGCCGGTTCTCAATGGCCCACAGGCTGTCGGGCAGGGACGCAATCACCGGAGCCTTGCCCGGTTCGGCTAAAATACCTTTCATTTGTAAAATCCTTTCTGATGTGATATCATCAAGGGTGATGGGGCTTGTGAATTCCATCACCCTTTGGGCTCGTCCGTGTTACCAGCACGGGCGGGCTCATTTGCTTTTCATGCGCCCCTCCGGTTCTGCCGGTAGTCCGGCTCTTCGGTACGGGCGTGGGTGCGGTCAACGCGGCCATAGCGGCGGGCGTTCTGTTCACGATCCTGGGCGGCAAAGCCCAGCCGCAGGAACGCTACCGCTGCCAGAACCAGGCACAGGGCCGTGACGAACTGGCTGTCAGAGATGGAGCTGCCCAGCTGTGCACCGCCCTCGATGCCCATGCCGTACAGCAGACTTACGGCACCGCTGGCAGCAGCCAGCCAGTACCAGACGCGGGATTTAATCTTCATTGGGAGATTCCTCCATTCTGTCCATGAGGTCTGCGGCAGTAGTCACTATGCTGAGCAATGCTGCCGGATTTTTTTGATCTATGCAAATCCCGGCAATCAGAGCGGCGCAAAGGGCTTTCTGTTCCGTCTCTGTACCGCAGGCATAAATCTTGGGGTTCCCATCCTTCCCCAGCTGGATTTTTAACTGAGCGTTCGGGCTGATATTCATGCTCCTACCTCCTGAAGACAATTGACTGCGGGTCTGCAGTCGTCCAATGCCCATCCGATGACCGGGTGCCATTCGCCATCAGCAAAAATCTGCAGCCCGGTGTGGCTTTCATCCTTGATTTGTCCGCCCAGCTGGTAGCAGCCAGATGCCTGACTACCGCCCCAACGGAACCACTTGTTCCAAAACAGCGGTGCGATGTACGCGCATCCAGTGGGCGCTGCGGCCCGCTCGGATGCAAGGGTGTAAGGTTTCACGCGGTCTTTTCCTCCTTTGCGATTGCCGGGAAGAAATACTCCCCGATTTTTTCTTGCGGGATGTGTAGTGCTCTGCAGATGATGACGATTTCGTCACTCCTCCAAGGTTGTGTCCCCTTGAGCCGTGCGGTCATCGTGTTGGAACTTACCCCAATCAGGGCTGCAAGAGCTCCCTGGTTGAGATCCTGGTCTTCTGCCAGACGACTGATTTTGAGATAAGGCTTTTTCACGTTGCTCACCTCCTTGTTGTGGTTGCATCCCTTCTGCGGTATACTGGGGCAGAAGGAAGGTGAAATTATGAAACTGTATCATATTGACCGATTAGGAACGCTTAAGGATGGGCAACGGATTGAGCTTATACCGCTGTCCGAACTCAGTGGGCCAGTTGGAAAGTCGAGGTTTGCACGGCAGCTGTTTCCTGAAGGTGTTTCGCATCATGGTGCTCAATATTTGGACACCGAAAGTGTATATAAACGATTTCTCGGAAGAACATACAACAATTTTGAATTACTTGAAGTATTTAATATCGAAGCGCTAGTGGATGATGTGAAATTATCATGCAGTAAATCAATCGAGCTAGTTTTTGAACTGGTTAGACAAAGATACTTTCCAGGGAAACCTTCGAGAATGACTTCACTGTGTGCTGTGGACAATCCAGAAGCTCGTGGGTGGAAATCTTTAAAAGCAGATGAAAAGCAATTATTTGAAATAATCGCTCCGGATGATACTCCATCATTTGATGGGGCTTTTTTGCACGGAGGACTTGCGCTAAATCGAGATTCATTTGAAAATTGGAAAATTGACTTTTCAATATCAGAACTTTTTGATTTGGCATATGCTTATTGGTCTGGGGAATCTACAAGTTCTCCTCAGTATGAGTATCTTGTTCAGCTGCCAATTGCTCAAATTCACCTTGTTCACGCATCTTGACTGCATGGTCATAAGCGAATTTAGCTTCAGCTTCGAGAACCGATGTATAACCGTTCTCATCCATTGCGTGATAATGGGTAGTTCCTTTTTGATCTGGTGATACCACCCACTTGGCTCCAGGATTTGGAATGCTGATACCAATGCTGTTCGTATGTGCTCCAGATGTTCCGAACTCGGAACACCCAAACGTATGACGCGGCGTTTCATCGATAGTCAGCATGTGTGCTTTCGGTGCTGATTCTGAGCCGCGAGGAAATACGCACGTCAGCCTGCTACACGCCGCCACCGCTTGAGCCAGATCTGCAGCCGCAAAACTCAGTGCGGCCAACGTCTCCCCGTGAGCTTCTTCGGACTCCTTGCTCACCAGCTGTAACTGGTGGGTGAGGAGTTCTTTGATTTCCGGTCTTTCGTCGGGCTTTTTATTGTCGTTCATGTGGTTCACCTCCTAAACTAAAACTGAAAAGTGTAATTAAATTCCACTTTTCTTGCAAAAAAAGATGGCATCACGCTGCTGCATGTCCATGCCGAGAGTGTTGGCAAGAGTGTCGATTTCGCTCGCCTTAAACTCGGTTTCATTGTCAATCTTCATCTGCAAAGAATACGGTGTAAGGCCCATAATCTCCGCAATGGCTTTATACTTCAGCCCGGAGTTGGCAATGATGGAACGAAGCGTAGTGGTATCGGTCATTGTTTTCACCTCCTCTCAAGTGGAATTGTGTTCCACTTCCTGTATGATATCACTGAGTGGAAACAAAGTCAACCTTTTTTGAGAAAAAAGCAAAAAATACTTGAATATCATTCCACTATATGATAAGATAAGAGCGAAGGTTGGTGATTTTATGGCAACTCTATACGACAGAATTAAAAGCCGCCGCACGGAGCTTGGCTTAACAGTTGAAGAATTGGCCCATAAGATGGGCTATAAGGATAAATCATCTATAAGTAAAATTGAAAATGGAAAGGCAGACATTCCGCAATCTAAGATTGCAGCATTTGCGGATGCGCTGGAAACCACCCCTGCCTACCTGATGGGCTGGGAGGAGCAGCCCGCCCCGGCTGCATCCAGAAAACCTACCGTTCCGCCGGGCTTTGAGCCGATGCCAGCCATGGATGTGGTGCCGCTTGTAGGACGGATCGCCTGCGGTACGCCCATCACAGCAGAAGAGAACATCGAGCAAATGGTGTGCGTGCCTTCCCGCTGGCACTCCACCTTTACACTGACCTGCAAGGGCGACAGCATGGAACCTCGCATCCACGATGGTGATCTGGTGGCGATTCGCAGCCAGCCAGAGGTGGAGAACGGCGAGATCGCTGCTGTGCGCATCGGAGAAGAGGCAACCCTGAAGCACGTTTATCTGCATGACAATTTTATCGAACTCCGCCCGGAGAATCCGGCTTTCAGCAGCATCATCCTCAGCCGGGAGGATATGAACACCGTTGTCATTGAAGGCAAGGCCGTGGGGCTCTGCCGAGATATCTAAAATGGGAGGAAGTTAAGATGTCACTGTTTGGCAAGAAAGAAAAAGAAGAAATTGCACGACTGAATGCTGAAATGCAGAACCTTCGTGAAGCCATGCCGTCAGAAAGCCGTACACTGGATGACATCAATCGTGAAATCAAAGCTTCGCGTGAAGAACTCGCTCGTGTCCAAGAAAAACTTGAAAGCCGCAACAGCGAGTTGAAAGATGCTTTGGAAGAGCTTCAACAGGCAAAAGACCAGCTCATTGAGACGAATGAAGAAGTCCTGATGCAGAGCTTTGGCCTTTATACTCCTCGGTACTCTTTTATGAATGCGGACGAGTATAAAGCGCACCTGTTGGAAATTCGTGCCAAACAGAAAGATATGATTAAGGCGAAAACGGCTGTCAGCGGTAATATGAACTGGACAGTCAATGGAAATGCGTCCAAAGGCAAGAAGATGGTCGCTGATATGCAGAAGCTTCTCCTTCGTGCGTTCAATTCCGAATGCGATGACGTAATTGAACACGTCAAGTACAATAATATTGAAGCCAGCGAAAAGCGCATTACTACCTCTCGGGAAGCGATTTCCAAGCTGGGAACCATTATGGAAGTCAGCATCCAGCCTAAGTATTACCGCTTAAAAATCGAGGAACTTCATCTTGCTTTTGAATATGCCCAGAAAAAGCAGCAGGAGAAGGAAGAGCAGAAGGAAGCTCGAGCAAGAATGCGTGAAGAGGCAAAGCTTGCCAAGGAAATCGAAGAAGAACGCAAAAAATTGGAAAAAGAGCAGCAGCATTATCAGAACGCGCTGGAGCGTATCAATGCGCAATTGGCTTCTGCTTCTGAGGCCGACCGCGCAGCAATCGAAGAAAAGAAAGCAGAGCTGGTGGCCCAGCTGGATAAGATTGACAAAGAATTCAAGGATGTTGATTATCGTGAGGCTAATCAGCGTGCCGGTTATGTTTATGTGATCTCGAATATTGGAGCATTTGGCGAGAACGTTTACAAAATCGGTATGACACGCCGTCTTGATCCTCAGGATCGTGTGGATGAGCTGGGCGATGCCTCGGTTCCGTTTGACTTTGATGTACATGCTATGATTTTTTCGGATGATGCTCCTCGGTTGGAAGCTGCACTGCACAATGCCTTTGAGGACCGCAAGCTCAACTTTGTAAACCAGCGGCGAGAGTTCTTCCGTGTTTCCCTGGACGAAATCAAAAAGGTTGTCAAGGAAAACTATGACCGTTCTGTGGAGTTTGTGGAACTTGCTCCGGCAGAACAGTACCGTGAATCCATTAAGTTGAGAGAAGAGGCGCAGAAGGCAAAGCAGAGCGCTCAAGGATAATTTGCTCAGCCCCAGCTGGAAGACGTACAGATCGAGGGCCGCGCCGTGGACTGGACGCACTGGGTGGGGTAAAAAAACAGATTGGAAGTGGAGGTTGTACCATGAAAAAGAGATTTCTTTCGATGATTCTTGCAGTTGTCCTGTGTGGCTTGCTTCTGGCAGGCTGTGACGGCGGCGGTTCTACCGGAACGGTTCCACCCGCACCAGAAGCACCTGCCGTATCTGCCGGAGTGGTATCTATTAAGCTCCTGGGTGCTTCTTGGGAGAAGAAGATGGACGGCTACACCTATGTCTATTACAGTGCTGAGCTTTCCAATGGAAACTCAAAGACTGCCGGAGCGTGTCAGATCACAGTCACTTCAAGAGATGCTGAAGGCCATGTTCTGGATGTTTCCAACGACTATACCGGAAGAATTGCCGGAAATGATACGATCCGGTTCAGTGGAAGGGTAATGTACGTCGGCGATGTTCCTTCTGCGGTAGAACTTGCCGTCGGGAACCCCATGGGTGGATACAATGATCATTTCGATGCAACTGCAAAGGCATCCGATTTCCAGTTCAAGAATGTGGCCCGTCTGGACGAATCAAAAATTTCCGGCGATGTTGTCAATAACAGCTCTGTTGATTGTACCAATGTCCGTGTCTCTGTGATTCTGAAGAAAAACGGTCAGGTTATTGGCGGCACATATACATACGCCAATAATGTAAAGGGGAACGGCGGTTCCGCACCATTTGTGATTTATTCTTTTGTAGATTATGACAGCTTTGAGGTTGTCGCCGCAGAGTGGTAAAAAAGGCTGGGAAGACATGAATAACGTTGTAATCGAAGGCAAGGCCGTCGAGCTTTGCCGGGATATCTGAAGTAGGAGGAAGAAGGAATGTCCAAAAGAATGACAACAGATGAGCTGAAGCGCCACATAGCAGACGCTCTGGGAGAGTTGGATGAACTGCTTAACAGTTGGCTCTATTCATCCAATGAAATAGACCAGAAAAGAGCCCAGATCATGTCCTACTGGATCAAAACATATACTGGAATGATCCGGCGGGAAAATGAGTTTAACCCTGCATCTCTTCCTCGTTTGGCCCGGCGGCAAATCGTGAACGTGGACTTTGGATTCCGGGTCGGCTCTGAACTTGGCGGGTTGCACTATGCTGTTGTGCTGGATAAGGCGAACAGCGTAAATGGGGATACAGTCACAGTTATTCCGCTTGGTTCCCTGAAGGAACGCCACAAGGCGAGCCGGAATAAAATCATATTAGAAGATGGAATCTTTGCGGCACTGGATGAAAAGGCGCAGAATCAGGTAGATGAAGCAAGGAAACTCATGGATTCTGTTGCAACTGATCCTGCGCTGAAATCCATGTCCGAGATGGATCGGATGACAGAATCCATGAAACGCTACGCCATGGCGAAGAACAAACTGGAAAACTCCGAGGCCAGCATCAGAAGGATGGAAAAGCTCAAACACGGCAGTGTTGCCAATATCAGTCAGATCGCAACCGTCAGTAAGCTGCGCATCAAGGAGCCTGTAACGCCGCATTCTGTACTTTGCGGTGTGAAAGTTTCGGAACGCGACATGGAGCAGATTGAAAAAGCTCTCTTGGAACTTTACATTTCCAAAGGTGTTGTAAAAAAATTATTCGGAAATTCTGAAAATATCGGTTGACATCCTGCACAGAATATGCTATTATATTATAGCTTAACTTTGCCGCTTCGGCGGCAGCGCGTGAGCGCAATTAGTATTTGCAAAGGCCAACCGCAGAAATGTGGTTGGCCTTTGCCTTTGTATAAAGAAAAAACTCCCCCGGTGCTACCAACACCGGAGGAGTTAAGATAAGCGGCCCACCCAGAAGAGGGCATCGCACACTCGACACTGCGATTATACCTCTTTTGGGCGGGCTTGTCAAAGTGTACCCCAAAGGAGGTATTTTTTATGGGAATGAGAACCAACACCGCCCAGTGGCTGCCGAACCAGAACCGTTGGCAGATCAAGGTGCAGAAGGACGGGGTGCGCAAGACGTTCACCAGCGCAAAGCCGGGCCGTACCGGCCAGCGGGAGGCAAATGCTAAAGCAGATGCCTGGCTGGATGAGGGCATCTGCAGCACAACCAAGCGCTGCTCGGAGGTCTGGAACGAGTATCTGATCTCGGTGCGGGCCACCGCCGGTACAAGCTATGCCCAGCAGGTGGAGAAGTTCGGACAGAACTACATCCTGCCAGTGGTGGGCGACCGCCGGATCGGTGACCTGAATACGGGAATGCTGCAGGATGTGCTGAATCGGGCATACAAGGAAGGCAGCATGAATCCGCAGGCCATCCGAAAGAGCAGGGGAAACCTTTCGAGGAAAACATTGCAGGGAATCCGGGCGGTTGAAGTCAGCTTTGTGAAATGGGCAAGGCAGCACAAATACACCGCCCTGCGGCCAGAGGACGAGGGGCTCACGGTACCCAGGGGAGCACGTCCAAAGGGCCGAAAGATCCTTCAGCCGGACGCGCTGCGGGTTCTGCTTTCTGTAGATACACGCATCGTCCGTGGCAAGGTTGAACAGGATGCCAATATCCATGCATACCGCTTTGCGGTCCTGACCGGCCTACGCCCCGGGGAGCTGCTGGGGCTGCGCGTGGGCGACATGGAGGGCAACCGGCTGCATCTTGCCCGGGCCATCAATACCTTTGATGAGGAAACACACGGCAAGAACGAAAACGCTATCCGCACGGTGGTCCTGCATCCGCTGGCGGCTGCGGAACTCCACGCTCAGCTGCAGCAGCGGGCCTTTGAAGAGGAGCGGCCTCTTCGGGGGGATGATCCAATCTTCCTGTTGGAGAATGAGCACAGCCTCTATAACTACTGGCAGTTCTACCAGCGCAGCAACGGCATTGACCCGCCGGTCAGCCTGTATGAGCTGCGGCACACCTTTGTGAGCATCATCGAGGATGCCGTGTCCCCGGCAGAACTGCGCCGCATGGTAGGGCACAGCAAAAGTATGGATACTTACGGTTGGTACAGCCATGCTGTTGACGGCAGGGCTGACACGGCAGCAATGGCCGTTTCAGATGCTCTGGCAGAGTATTCTCCGCGTGCAAAATAACCCACTTTGTAACCCGTTTTTGTTCCTAAATGGTTGTGATAGCCGATAATTGATTTTTGGTGAAATTCAAAAAATGCGCATGAATCCATCACAATTTCAAAGCGCATCCAGCGAATTATGATAGTTGAGCTTGTTCGAATCCACCCGCGCCCACCAAACAAGAAAAATCCGAACCTGTTTCCGATTGGAGAAGGGTTCGGATTTTTCGTTTTCTTCGGGCTCAAGAATGAAGGCTCCTGTGGACGGCGCAAAACTCCGATACCTTGTCATAGACCGTAAGCCAATCACAAGATTTGGAGGGTATGATTATGAAGTACGATGAAAGAGCCTGCAAGTTTAA